ACCCGCTCCGCCGCCGCCGTTTCCGCCGCCGCCTGCTTGGCCCCCACTTCGGCATCCTCCGCCGCCTCCGCCAGCTCTAGTTGTTGCAGATCCATTAATACTGTTTGATGTTCCGTTTCCGCCGTTTCCACAATTATTTGATCCAGCAGCTTGACCGACTTGACCGGCACCACCACCGCCTCCGCCAGCTCTAGCTGGGGGTGTTGGGTTACCATTACCGCCATCGTTTCCTTCTGGTGGAGAAAAACCTCCTGCATTTCCTTCACCGGCAGCTCTAATTACTCCACCGCCGCCTCCGCCGCCTGATGCTGATCCACCAGGTTGCCCTGTATTGTTATCTCTTGATCCTCTTCCGCCAGCTGTTGATGTAATATTGCCTCCAAAGTGATTTAAAACTGAGTCATTACCTCTTCCTGCTTGTCCGCCTCCATCACCAATTGTGACATTATATTGTGTTCCACTTTCAAATTCTATTTGTGTACCACCTGGAAAAGAACTTCTATGACCACCTGCTCCTCCACCACTTGCATTATCATCTCCGCCACCGCCGCCTCCAGCGACAACTAAATAATCAATTGCAAATTTAGGCTTTACACTACCACCACCAAATCCCAATATTTGATAGCCAAAAGACTTGGTTTTAGGTCTAGTTTGTTTTTTCTTATGACCTTTTGGGTTTTCTACAATAATTTGTTTCATAACTAACTCCTATTAAGCGTCGTTAGCGGCATCAGTAGTAAAGAATATTTTAATTCCCAATAGTTTTGCATCAGCTGTTAAAGTATCTTCTGATACATCTCTTTGTATTTGAAAAAACACTTCTTCATCTGTGCTAGGAGAGCCTGCAATAGTCACTGCTCCACTTTCTGCTGTTACTGCTAAATCGTTTGCTGTTCCACTCATAGCTTTTGCTGTTGGTGCAACTGCAGTTCCAAATGCAGTGTTAATACTGTCATCATCTGCAATAGCCACACCGTTTAATGCCCAAGATGTAGTTCCTGTGTTTGTTGAATCTGCTGTAAAAAATGCTTGAAAAGTTACTGTACTTTCATTCCATGATTTAGGAAATGCAACAGCAAATTGTGCAAACTCATCTGAGTCTTTGTCAAAATCTAGTGTTTTAATTTCAGGTCCATTTGATAATTCTACTTGTGCTAAATCTGCACAACCGCTTGTTGAATTAGGATACATTGCTTGCGCTGGAACCCAAATAGATTCTTTACCTGCAATTTTAACTGCGGCTGTTCCTGATTTTAAAACTCCTGTTCCTTTAGGATTAATATTGATATCAACATTTGTTTCACCTGAAGCTGTAAATGTTGGACCATTACCTGTTGCTGCGTTAGCATATGTTAATTCGTTAACTGCTGAACCTGTCGCTGTTAATAAAAATAATTCGTTTCCGTTAGTATCTAGTATAGAAGTTCCTATTGCAGGAGCTGTTAAAGTTTTGTTTGTTAAAGTTTGTGTTCCGGTAAGAGTTACATCTCCATCACCTGAACCAAATGCTAAAGTATCAATATCCGGATTAGTTCCATCATTGGCTGTAGCAAATACAAGTTGGTCACCTTTATCTGTAGCAGAAAAAGTAAACGAGTCTCCTGAACCAGTTACATATTTAAACTGTACTGTGTATGCACCTGATGTTGAGTTTCTTAAAAAATAAAAATTTTGAACGTCTAAAGGTATCGTAACAACTGCATTGTCAGATAACGACCCTGTAAATTCTATCATTCTGTGTGCAAGAGTTGCACCAGTTGATCCATCAGAAACAGACAAATTAACTGTGCCACCACTTGTTACTGCTTGTGTAGTATACCCACCAGCTATTTGTTCAAGAATGTTTAAATTAGTATTAGTTTTTGTTCCCCAAGTTCCGGCATTTTCACCGGTTGCCATTAATTCTACGCCAAGCGCTGTATATGTTGATGCCATATTATTTTCTCCTTAAATTCACTAAGCAGCATGATTTACGTCTGTATACGAAGTATTGCCAGTTATGTCAATATCTTTATATGCTATAGTACCAAAACCTGTTGTGCCTACTTCTGCTGTTGCTTCTTGTCCTTCTAATCCCATTACATCTGCAGGTGTAATTGCTCCTACAGAAGAAGTTGCTGCAGAAGGTGCAGTTAATGGAACACCTATTCCTACAATAATTGATCCTACAGCAGAAGTTGCTGCAGATGGTGCTGTTGGTGTAAATACTTGTGCATCGCTAGTTTCTATTGAACCTACCGAAGTTGTTGCCGAAACTCCAGTTAATCCTACTACGTCGGCAGGTGTAATTGCTCCTACAGAAGATGTTAAATTACTAGGTGCAGTTAATGGTACAATAATTTCTGTTATAACTGATCCAACACTTGTAGTTGCTGAAACTCCAGATAGAGATAAACTTCCTGATCCAAATAATAAACCTGGTGTTCCCACTGATGATGTTGCAGATTGACCAGTTGGTCCAACTACCATTTGTGTTGGAGATATTGAACCGACAGATGTTGTTGCTACTCCGCTAGATGCTACATCAACAAAAACAGTGGTTGCATTTTCACCCCAGTTTTCAAATCCCCATGTATCACCACCCCATCCTTGTTCAGGAAAGGCTAATACACTTCCTACAGATGTTGTTAATTCTCCTGCACTACTTAATTCAATAGTTGGATTAAAGCTTTCGCTCCACGGTTCTTGGCCATAATCACTTCTTCCCCATCCTTGAGTAATTGCGTTGGTTGTACCCCAACGATTTGTACCCCAGGTAGTACCTGATTCGTTCCAAGTATTAGCCATAAGGACTTACTCCTTATGCTATTCTAACTATAGCTGTTGTAGCTGCTTTAGCAGGAAATTGAATTGTAAAAGTTCCAGAAGAAACTGTTTTATCTCCGCCAAAAGCCACGGCACAAACTGCAGGATCACCTGTTGCAGTGTCGTTATAGATTAAACATCCGTTAGCTGTAAAAGACGCTGAAGTAAAACTTATGTCATCAAAGTCAACACAAGCCGTTGACCCATCTAATGATGGAGTAATGTTAGTTAAAGCTTTTCCTCCGGCAGTGTATGCACTTCCAGAAGAGTTTGTGATTTCATTTGATGTAGAGTAAGCAGTAGTTGATGCACTTAGAGTTGCAGAACTAGTGTAAAGCGCTAGTTTAAAACTGTTTCCTGTCGAAGCTGTAAAATTGTGCGTAGCCGTTAGCAGCTCATTTTTGAAGCTATTACAAATTGCTGATGTTATTGCCATAATATTTTCTCCTTATTACGGTGACGGTGAAGGGACTTTAATTCTAACTGTTCCGTCAGTGTAGTCATCTCTTCTTCGTCTACCTAGCTGCATTGCTGCAAACTGTGTTACTGCTTGTTTATATTTATTTTCATATAATGTCAACATATCTGTTGGACCTTTTAAAAATCCGTAAGTCTCTGCTAAACAGCAATACAAAAGACCTTGTGGAAAATTTAAACTTATATAGTTAGTATTACTACCCTCTAATAGTACTGGGACTTTGTTGTAATATACTCTAAACATATAGTTTGCATCTGGCGTAGGTGCTAGATACATACCTCCAGAAGTCGTGTCTGAAAGGCCCGTAGCGCCACCAAACATAGCATAATACTTAGGAAACCCTGTAACAGAGTTAGTTGTGTCTGTAGGGGCCTGTATTTCGCCTGAAGGGCCAAATTTTCTGTCAACAAACTCAGAAAGATATGTCTGATCTTTTTTTTCTAACCAAGCACCATTACCTTCTGTATTAGCTGTTGAATTAAATACCTCTATGCCTCTTACAAATAAACATCCTGCAGGGGCATTAATAGTATTATCGTTAGCAACCAAAGTTCCCTCTTGGACATGTCTATCAGCATCAATAGGCACATCCATCATTATTCTTTGTTGTGCATTTAAAATAATATTTTCTAAAACAGAATCAGTTAGTACACCATCGTCTACTTCGGTGTAGCTTCTAATTTGTGTTTTTAATCCTGATGCGCTTAATCCTGACATAATTAACCTCTATCATTAACGGGTCCAATTGTACACTGAAAACCGCCTCCTGTTTCTGTGCTAGTAGCATTACTAACTAATTCAAAACCAAAACCTACCTGGGTTGTTGTAAAAGCAGGATTACCACTGCTATCATTATATCCAGCGAGTCCTACTGTTTCTTCAAGAAAAGATATTTTATATGCACCAAATACTTTTGCTCCAGTTGCATGCGAACCTGCTGTTGTGTTTTCAGGAGATACTCCTCTATATGGAGCACTTGTTCCTCTAGTGCATCCTGTTAAATCATTACTTGATCTTCCTGTGTATTCAATAACCTCATTTTCAAATAAACCTGATACTGCATTTACTTTTTCAATAACTATAAAACCGGATGTTGGAAACGCTGAACCATCAGCTAAAGTAATTGTTGTAACTGAATCCGTAATTGCACCATTTAAAGTTGTAGATAATTGTAAAGTAGTTATGGCAACACCGCCGACTGGAGACTTAATATCTCTTAATCTAACAATATCATTTACTTGCATTGCACCATTTGGAAAAGAAACAGAAACTGTTGCATCTGCAGCCGTAGTTGTAATAGGATCATCTGGTAAAAAATCTTCTGTTGGAAATTCTGTTCTTGCAGGCCTAGCTCTTTGTAAAGCCTGTGGATCAGCACTTGTAGGCTTTGGATCTAATTGTGGTTGTTTAGGTTCGTACTCTGAGACATGAACAAACGCACCATTCCATTCCCTAACCATTTCGTTGTATGGAAAAGCCATTCCTGATCTATCAGAAATCGCTAAAGCATATTTACCTTGTGAAAAAGTAGTCATTAACCAATACCTGGATAATAAATTTTAGGTGATATGTAAGTAGAATTAGAAGAACCGTCTTCGTCTTCTGCTCTTAATAATTCATCTTCATATAATAATTTTAATTCTTGAGTTCTTTGTGGTGCATATTTAATTGCTAAATAATAAGACAAACCTGCAATCATGCAAGGCACAAATCTGTATGGCACATCTGTTGCGTTTGTGTAAGCACCTACATCATCAATTCTTTTTGTGTAATAAAAATTTATAAAATCTCCAGCTTGTGAACTACCTGGAGTTAAATATAAAGTAACAGTTGTCTTATCAATAAATCTTTGAACCCAATATTGTGTGGGTAAACCTTTATCTGTTTTATTTGAAAACCCTTGATACTGTGATCTACTAATTTTTGTCATGGGTGTATCTACATTTGTAGATGCTTTTCTAAAATTTAATTCTTGTATGTCAGTCATTCCATTAGGAAACTGTAAAACAGTATCACCTGTAGTGTGCGTTGCTGCCGTGCTGCCGTTAATTCCTCTGGTGCAACCGGTTAAATTTAAAGATGAAATTCCTGTATAAGAAATTTGTTCAGTTCCAATTGTTATAGTTCCACCCACTGTAGGCATTCCTGTAACAGAGGCGACACCGATTGTTGCAACTGTAGCGTTTATTCCTGCAGATAAAGTTGTGCTAATACCATCAGAGGCACCGTCAGAAGGTGATCTAAAAAAAGTATAGACAGATTGTCCGTCTACTAATGTAACACTTTGATTTTTAACTTCCCAAAAATGTAAACCTCTATTTCCCCATTCAGAAAATAAAATATTTAGAGATCTTTTTGCAGTTTTTAATTGATAGCCGGATACACCCTGCATACCAATACGCTCGTATGCATCTTCAATAATTTCATCAATGCTTAGGTTCTTATCGAAAACATAAGAGCCTGAAGTAGTGTTGGCCATTTAAGCTCCTTACCCGTCAAACTGTATAGATAATCCTACTACTGCAGTTCCGGCAGATGCAAAATATGCACCATCTTCACATAAAATTCCGTCATCGGCAATATATGGGTCGATTGTTGATCCACTATCTACATCTAAAATAAGTCTGTTTTGACCTGATGTTGCTGAACTATTTTTAATAAAAATAGTTCCTGCTCCGCTACCAGCGACTCCAGTCATACTTCTGACTCTAGTTCTGCCAGCAAAAATAATTCCTGTGGTAGCTCCTGATGTTATTCCAGCAGAAATATCTGTTGTGATAGATCCACTTGCAGTGATGCTTGTTACTTCTGTCCAAGTTCCAGCTACACTTAGTGTAGTTGAATCTGGTCCAGTTGTTGCTGCACTTGTTGCAGCATCTCCGTTAGCATCTTTTCCTACAACCACAAAAGTTATTCCTGAGTTATCAGCTGAAGAAGTTAGAGTAACCGTTTGAGCGTTAACCCAAGGACCACTATTTAACAAAACTAAAGTAGTGGCTGTCCCTGCAGCAGAAATTGCATCTGTGTCAGTTCCGAATACTATTTGTTTACTTTTTACTCCTGATACATTTGGCATAATTTTAATCTCCTATTAATTTATACTAAGGCCCCGAAGGGCCCTAGTTAAATTTATTATCTTTGTTGGATCGTTTGAACCCAATCTGTTGCTAGTTGATTAGCAGTAGTACCTTTATTTTCTATGAAAATTTTTAGTTCTAAAGCTATATCATCTGGAACAGTTGTAGCTGCTTGCGTTCCAACTTTCTTACCATCTAAGTACAATTTGTATTGTGCACTTGTTTGGCCAAGCTCAGTTCCTGCAGGTTGAAAATGAAAACCTAATCTAACAGAGTTAGATGGGATTTCAAATTGAGTTGCAGTTTGAGTTGGGACAGTAGAGTCTAACATTGCAAAAGTGCTTCCACCAGCAGTGTCTGTCATATCAAAAGATGTACCAGCACTATTCTTTCTAGATAAGAATTGAATAGTTGTAGTATCTTCTAAGTGTGAAAAACCTATACAATCAGTTGGTACAGTTGCTGGATCAACAAATGCATTGTCTGCAAAACCTACAAACCAATTCATTTCAGTTACGTCTGTTACAGCAATTCTAGTTTCATACCACCATTGCTTAGCAGAGTTATAGTTCCATATTTCTTT